GTCCCGTGCTTCTTGGCTATGGATAGGTAAATGTTCGCTAGCCAATCTTGTCGGCCAGCAAATTCATACGCACGTACGAGATTGGATGAAGCCACATCGGTCGAGCTCAGCGACTTTTGAGCTTTCCCTAGCTTACCCAAAGCTCGGATAATGTCAGGTGCAAACACTCCGGAAGTTCCAGAGAGTTGTGTGCGTCCATTCTCCACTAAAAAGTTGATGCCACAAAAATTTGCGGCACCCAACTTAACCAAGGCAACCTTCGCTGTCAAACCGAGAGCATGAAATCTGTCAATAATGACATTCTCATCTATCGCTCCCGAGGTTTCAATACTAAAAATCCCATCGTCACCTTCAATGACGTTTGCTATCAGAGTCCTGTGACCTTGGACTGCACCAAAGAACCCATTGTACCTGGCAATTTCTTTCCGAGGACAAACGGGATGCCAAAAATTGTAAAGATCATCACATTTCAACTTTGGTTGGCGTTTCAAGACACTGAGAGGATCATCAAAAAGACTGACTAGTGAAGCCAGAAATTCGATCAAAAAATTTCCACTGGAAGTCATACGATCACCACTGTGCCTAACACGACTTTGGAGTTCCATCGTCACTTTCCCACTTGAAGTATGGAAGTCGACAATGCTCTTCTCCGAGCGGCGTGCCTGAACAGCAGTGTTTGCAACACTGACCTCTAGGAAATGTTTGGTTAGATCAGCAATTTTCTGAAACAACACACATTCATATTTCAATAATCCATCGCCATTGGCGTCGAGAGTCTCTGACATGTCGAAAGCAGTCTGATCAAGTTCCATGACGTAGCATTCAGGGGATACAATCCCGAAGAGCGCTTTGTCAGACCTGATTGCACTGAACCTACGACTGATTTGATCAGAATACTCATTACGTGTAAGATTCTTAATATTAGATGCTGGGAAATAACTGAATAACAAATGCTCATAAACCAATGCTGTTAACAACTGTGCAACCACTATGCGAGGTCCTTCGTTGATAATGATCCGCGGTGCTTTACTTGCACTGCAGACATCCTCAAGTTTAAGGAACCCACTCAAATGTACTCGAACAACTTCAAGTTCTTCTTCTTGATTCCGAAGCATAAGTTCGCGGAATTCTTGAACACTCATTTTCTTAGGACGATGAGTTTCTAAGAATGATGGGCAATCTTGGATCAAATGAGTCAAGACCATATCAACATTCTTCTCAGTGAAGAGAGTGTCAATCAAGTAAGAATAACAATCTTGAAAGTTCTTGTAACTTAGTGAGTCTTTCTCACAACGGTGTGCCACGGCCGTACGTTCAGCAATAGCATTAACCACATTATTCACATGATCTGTTTTAAAATGATGACTGTCATTGAAGACGGGCCCTATCTGCACAAACGCAGATGACTCAGCGACGCTCCTATCAGGATTATCTGTTTCAGAGAGTGGCCTAGTATCGGGTAATGCCTTATTAACGACTTTTACATCATCGGGATACGGTGTTGTCTTGGTCACGACCTCAGACCGGGAGATGGTAACAGGTGCATCCAAAAATGTCGCCACACAACCTACAGGTGTCCCTGCAGGGTATATTTGCGATGACTTTGACGCTGCCAACTGCCACTCGAAGCCGAAGTGCACTCCACAAAGTAAACCAACTAAGGAAAATGCACGACACAACCAACGCACCCGAAAAGGTGTCGGATCTTGCGAAATATAGTGGTAAGCAAACAATGGTTCTGTTGTAGTATCCCATGGGGCAGAGAAATAGAGATTGATAGTCGTTGGGCTTAGCATCCTCTCATTTCTGCCTGACAATATAATTGCCAAGAAATCCACTAAAGCTACATCATATTTTGTCATCAATTTGACTTTATTTCTGTAGTAGCTGGAAATCTGTGAATGATAGGTGCCACTTTCATCACTATGACCCGCCAATGTAAATGCGGTCATTTTCAATGTACTATGCACCTCATCTGACAACCAGAACCTGTATTTTGTATATCCAGTGACCTCCTGATCACCTGCACAAAATTCACAACTGTTAGGTACAAATGCATCAATGTACC